GCGCTTCTATTGGTCGAATACACGAGTAATTATAGCATGAAACACGAAATTACTCAAGAGGGAAAGCGTATCACTAACCCCATTGACACTGCGCTTTATCGCAGCCTAGCCCGCTTAGACCGTGCCTATGCTGGCTTGCTTGCCACTCGTGCAATCAACGAAGTCACGCCCGAAGAACTGGCGCTCGAAGCGCAATGGCAAGCCGAGCTAGAGGCGTGCTTGCGGGATCTCTACTGGTATCCGCTGCGCAATGGCTTGGATGGCTTGCCTACGGATGCGGCTGAACTGGAAGACCGGCTCCGCCACGACTATGACCGTGACGTAGCGGTGGCGGCGCTCCTGGCCCTGCTGCTGCGCTACCAAGTGCGGGGCGTGAATGTCGGCGGCGGCATGGGGCTAAACCTGTTGGGTGTTGGTGGCCATTTTACGCTAACGAATCGCAGTTATTTGGCTACACTAAACGCCCACGCCGAAATGCTGACTAGTGTAGACGGTAATATGAGTTTGGTGGACACGACGATTAGCCACTTGACCCAAGCAATCCCGGCCGCACGGGCGGGTGATAGCCCATTGACCGCACTGGGCAATTTGATAGCTGGTTGGTCACTTTATCGGAGTGGAACAATCGCCATCACTGAACTAACCCGCATGGTGGGCAATGGGCTGAGTTGGACCTTTGACCGCAACGGCGTGGAAGAACAGGAGTTTGTGACCCGGGAGGATGCAGCGGTGTGTCAACGCTGCGCACCACTACATGGGCGACGGATGCCGGTGAACAATATTCCGCCGGATTTGCTTCTGCCCATTCACACATCATGTAGATGTACGTACCAACCCGTAACGCAAGGCTGGCAAATGCCAACGCAGATTTGGAGGGGTGGACCTTGAACACGAAAACCTTGGGCATAGATGAGAGCGCTTTTGTGAAGGCTGAGATCGAGAAGCGCTTTCAGCCTAACACTTTGGAAGTGACCGTCAAACACAAAGTCAATTACGGTGTGTCATTCTACGAAGTTACTATCACCGATGGCACTGCTTATGCACGCCAAGAAATTAACGAAACCTATTTTGGTGGCCCAAATCAAAACACTCTTTTTGATCGCATGGCGGCATCATTGGTGCAAACGTTTGCGGCAGAGCGATATTTGGCGAGGTGAATGATGAAACCAACCATAACCAAGATAATATGCCCGAAATGCACAAGCCCTAAGACCGAACTGGCCAAGTGGGTGACATATACCGATGTCAAAACCCAAGACACCGAATTCGGGCATGAACACAAATGTCTAGCATGTGGGCATACATGGCAAATTATCGATTTGGTACGTAAATTTTCTGACCAGAATGAGGCGAATGATGAGCAAAAAACCGTACAAGCAAGTAATCAGTAGCAATGTTCGTGCTTTGTTGACAGTCTCGTTGGATGGCGTTGAATTTGCTGATGATTTAACTGTAGATGAGGCAAAGTTCATTATTCGCCAACTAATCAATGGCGCGCAACCTAATCCGCCATCAACGAAAACATATACGTTGATCAATGATGACCCGCGCCAAGCCCACACCGCCGACCCACGCGAGGCCAAACCGCTGTAATGTTTGATGAACGATTTCGAGGAGCTTATGAGTAAATTATCACCCAGAGAACGCCAAATCTGTGAAACGCTTAAGCAAAATCCTAGTCTCACCTTGCGCGGTGTGGGGAGTGCGTTGGGCATAAGTCATCATACGGTCGTAAGCCATTTACGGGATGTCTATCAAAAAACCGGCGTTAACAATAAAACTGCGCTTGTTGCGAACTTGGTAAGATCGGAGACCGGCAAACAAGCATAGCATATCAATGCGATAGCATTAATATGTGTCTGTTAATCAAAGACGTTTCTCTTCACAATAGGAGAAACGTCTTTTTTATTTGCCTTGAAACGGTGGACTATGACCGACGAATTGATTTATCCCTACCATGCAAAAGTGGTTGCCGTGCGTGACATGGCCGCCATGATGGACATGCTCAAAAGCAAAATGCACGATCCGGCCATGCTGGACAACATGACGCCGTTCTTTTGGTCTGCGGAAATCAGCAACGGCAATGTGGATAGCTATTTCACCCACATGCTGCCATCTACCTTGACCAACTTTGCCAACGATGCAACAGCGGGCGTGAGTTTCCTCAATAGCCACAGACATAACGAATTACCGCTAGGCCGTTCGCTGCGTGGCGTGTATGAAGCTGACCGTGTAGTGGCTGACTTCTACACAATGCCGGGGCTGAATCTCAACGGTGTGACCACAGACGACTTTATCACCGGCGTTAAGACCGGCCTACTCAGTGACGTAAGCGTTGGGTTTAGTCTTGGTCAAGGCCAAATGTGGTGCGATGTCTGCAAAATGGACTATCGCTCTTGGGACTGTCCGCACGTCGCCGGGATGAAGTATGACATCCAAGGTGGCGGGCAAGTTGTAGCGACCGTAGGCGTTGACAATGCGCGGTTGGCCGAGGTCAGCGCTGTGTTCGATGGCGCAACGCCCGATGCCACGATTCTCAAGGCAACCCGCATGATCGAGGCGGGCGAGTTGAAACCGGATGCGGTGCGGATGCTCGAAGCCCGCTACCGCATGAGTTTTGCGACAAAACGCAGTTTTCCAGGCGTTGACCTGGGAGAAAGGAAATCCAAAGCAATGGATTTAGAAAAAATCTTTAATCAATTGCGCGAAGTGCTGACCTTAGCCGCCGATGGCGATGTGTTGGCAACCGTCGCAGCGCTTAAAGCGGAACGCGACCGGTTGACTAGCCAAAACGAAGTGGCGACGCAAGAAGCCGACGCCTTGCGCACAAAGTTGGCCGAGCTTGAGCCACAAGCCAAGGACGGCGCGCAGTATCGCACGGACTTGATTGCCGAAGCGTTGGGTGAAGGCGTGCGCGCCTATGGTGACAAGTTCGCCAAGGACACTTACGAGAAGCTTTTACGCTCGGTTACGCTCGATGTCATCAAGCAAATGAAAGCCGACTGGCTAACGCTGGGCAACGAACGCTTCAAGGGTGGTCGCCAAACCGTTGACAACAGCCAAGCGCCGGAAGCCAAGAACGAACGCAAGACCGGCGTACCAGACACCGCGTTCAAGACGAAATAAGGAGCAACCATGAAACGCATTCTGTCGCTACGCTTATCGACCGCCTTACTTATTTTTGCCTTAGCAGTGACACCTGCGCTTGCTCAATCTGGCGTGAGCAACTTCACCAACATCAAGAGCAGCGGGTACACCGTCGCCGGCAGCTACCTGGAAAGCACGACCTATACCAAGGTTGGCACGTTTGAGCGTTTGACGCCTGGGACAACCGTGGTTGTGACGACCGATGGCACAATTACGCCGGTGGCCAGCTATCAGCCTTTGTCAAGCTCTGGCAACGTGCAGACGGCCAGCATTACCGCCGGTACAGCCGGTGACGTGCTGTACATGATTAACACCAGTAACACGACTATCACCCTGACCGATACCGGCACGCTGAAACTGGGCGGCAATCGGGCGCTAGGGCAATACGACACGTTGACCCTAATCAGTGATGGCACGAACTGGATTGAACGTTCATATACGAACAACTAAACAGCCCGTCCGCTGTTTGGTTTGTCTAATTTTTCTTGATTGAAAGGAGCCTACCGTGGCCGATCCACGAGCAACCGTAGTTTTAGATGATGTGGGGGAGTATGAAGTTTACACTTTCCTCATTGACAACAGCACGATTACCTATAGTTCTTCGGAAGTCAACGGCAGCGCCAGTGTGGGGCTTGCCGTCAAAATGAGCGCCGCCAAAACGGTCGCGCTGGCCGGTGACGGTGACGCCGTTATCGGCAAGCTTATCCAGGTCTTTGCCGACAACACCGCTACCGTCCAAGTGGGCGATGTGTTGGTGTTACCTGGTGGCAACGGCGCAAGCTTGACCTTGGGTAAAAAGATTGTGGGTGCGCTGAACGCTTCAAGCGCCGCCGGTTATATCCGCGAAGTTGCCACCGGCACAGCCGCCGAGCTTGGCAAGGCGCGCGGGGCAATCCTTGACGCTGGCACAACGACCGCCGTCAAAGTGTTGATGTAATTTGTCTAATCAACCCGTCCGTTGATTAGTTGAAAGGAGCCAAGATAGTGAGTAATCAAACCTACGGGACACGGGAACTGTTGGATATTTTGCAACGCCCTAATCCCTATGATGTGTACAAGGATGTAGCGCAGCGCATGAAAGACGCTGGCTTTACACAAAAGCCAACCATGAGCCGCGTGCTTGAGGAATTATCCCCAACCGACCCAGCCGACAAATCCGGCTTAGATGCGTTCGAGCGCTTGTTGAAAGAGCGCGGCCTAATCACCAAGACCGACTTAAGCGCCGGTTACTACGCCAGTGAGCTAGGCAACTTTATGCGTAGCACCGCTGACAAGGTGCTGCTTATGGAATTGGGGATGCGGCAATGGCGCAAGGCCGCAACGCTGGGTTTAGAGCAACGCAAAGAAGTAATTGCCCAATACCGTGCTACGCTCTTGAGCGAAGATTCGATTATTGGCTCATGGGAACGTCCGTGGTTCGACGCCCAGACGCCGCGCTACAGTCAGCAAGTCGTTGCGCCGATCCCGCTTAGTGAACTTGTGGCAATGACCACACCGATTGACACCGACGCGTACCGCTCGGTCTATTTGACCTATAGCGCCGCCAACGTGCGCCAGTATCGGGTTGGTGAAGGCGCCGAGATTCCGATTGCCACCATTGGATCAAGCCAAAACACAATCCGCCTGTACAAGTTCGGGCGCGGTTTGCGGGCTACTTACGAACAAATGCGCCGTGTGCGCGTCGATAAATTCGCCATTTGGATCACTTGGTTGGCGATTCAGGCCGAAATTGACAAGGTTGCGGCAGGGCTTGACGTGATTGTTAACGGAGACGGTAACAACAACGCCGCGGCCACGCACAATTTAACCACATTAGATAGCGGTGCGTCCGCCGGTACGATGACGTTTAAAGGCTGGCAATCCTTCAAACAGCAGTTTGACCAACCCTATATGTGTACGACCGCCCTTATGCAAAAGGCGATTGCTTTGCAGGTTGCTTTACTTAACTCCGGCACGGCCAACGTTCCGCTGACCGTGGCGGGCGCGCAAGGTGGTTTAGGTAAAGAACTGACACCTATCAACCAGTTCAGCGACGGTGTACGCTATGGCTGGACCGCCGATGCGCCATCTAACCAAATCGTTGGTTTTGACCGCACACGCTGTTTGGAGCACGTGATCGAAACCGGCTCAGAGATCGCAGAGATGGAGCGTTACGTTACAAATCAAGTCCAGGAGATTGTATTCTCACAAAATGAGGGCTTTGCGATCCTGGATAAGAATGCGGCTCACGTACTCGTTGTGAACGCCTAAGAGGTTCTTATGGCCGAACTAATTTTAGTCAAAGCCGCCGACCCGAAACGCTGCGCCCTGTGGGAACGTCACGCAGACCACCCTGACCAAGAGGTTTTTGTTTGGGGTGAACAAGTGTTCCAAGTCGCAAACACTGCGCAAGTTCAACAGCGCTTGGCGAGTGGCGCGCTGGTGTTGGTGGAAGATGCACCGACCGAAGAAACGCCTGCAACCGAAGAAACGCCGGAAGATGCACCGACCGAAGAAACGCCTGCGCCGAAGACCAAGAAGGCCAAAGCCTAATGTCAATCACGGTCACATCTGCAAGCTGCGTACAGCCCGAAGGCGAATTGTTTGCGGAGTTGTTTCCCAACAACAACCTTGACGACCTGGTAAGCGGCTGGCTAACCAAGGCGAGTGACGAAATCATCGCCTTGAACATAGTCAGCACTTACCAAGACGCCGCAGCCTTGGCGTATGTTTACTGGCGGGCGTATGACCACATCTGCTTACGCATGGCAAATGAGTTTGCCAGTAAGACCGTTCACAGTGGAGCCGG